CGGCGGTTAAGATCATCTCTTTGTTTGTCATCGCACAACCTCTTTCGGATTCGCGCGCCACATTTTGTGTAAGACTCTCTGCAGATCGCCCGTCTCTTTCTGAATCTGCTTGCTGGCCGCAAATAAACATGCAAGTGAGCTGATGGAGGGGTTTTCCTTGATCGTGCTCAGGTGCGACTGCGCCGAAGCGATGGCCATTTCCACACATTCAATGCGACGTTCGAGTCGTGTCACTTCGCTCCGCCTTTCTTCGCGGCCTTGGCGGCTTTGCGCTCGGCCTTGGCCACGGCCTCAGCTTCTTTCTGGCGCAGCGCGGCGGCCAGCTCCACCGAGAGCGCCGGAGCCTTCGCGTTCACGTTGAAGCACGACGAGAAGATCGAGAGCAGGCGGCTCTGCACGTCGCTGGAGAAACCGCCGATGGCCAGCTTCAGCGTGCCGGCCGCGTCCTTGCGCAGCGTGTGCTTCACCTTGCGGTCGAAGAGTTCAATGAAGACCTTGGGGAGCTTGAGGCGCGAGAGCTCGCTCTGCAGCTCGCCAACCGGAGCCTCGATGATCTCGACGGTGGAGGCCACGGTGGCGTCGGCAATGTAGAGCGTGCCTTCCAACCGCGTGGTCTTTTCGGCGTTGGCGGGCGTGTAGCCGTAATTCTGCACGGCTTCCAGCAGCGCGCCTTTGGCGGTGGAGAGCTTCTGCTGCGCCTCCTCCACGACAGCCCTCGCCGCGTCGAAGTTCATGCAGAGACCGTCGATCATTTCGGGAGTGGGAGCTTGTTTCTTATTCGGAGTCATGGTCAGCCTCGCTTTTCTGGATTGCTTTGAAGGTTTCGTTGAGGTCGTCGAGATAGCGGGAGAGCCGCGTGTGGCAGCAGCCCTGGCCGCAGATTTCCTCGTAGGTGAAAAGTGGATTGCGGTCTGGGTCCGTGGCCTCGATCGGCTGGAAGAGAATGCCTTCGAAGCCCGGCTTCACGATGGCGAAGAGCCAGTGATTCGTGTTGAGCTTCGGAGCGCCACAGACTCGGCAGATAAACGGTGGAGCTTGCAGAGGAATGAGCATCAGTTCATCACCTCCAAACACCCCAGCGACGAAGACCTATCGCCGGGGACCCCGTGCGCCGTTTTTGCCGGCGAGCAGCGTACGGCCATGTCGATGGCGGCGTGGGCCGGCTCCATGTTGCGCAAGATGGCCTTGGCGACAGGCACCGGCACACCGCCGAATTCGTCGATGCAATCGAGCGCGAGCTGCATGTCGGCGCACAGCGTTTTGAGGCAATCGCCGAACTCGGAGGGAATGGCGGTCACAGCCTTGGCGCTTACGCATTGCGGCTTGCCGTGCTGGTCGATGTAGACCATGCGATTCTGAGGTTGATCGCTCACTTCGCGCCTCCGATTTTGTCGAGTTCCAGCTTCGCCTTATCGAGGAAAGCGTTGATGGAACGGCTGATCCCGCGGGCTTTTCCAAGCTCATAAGCCACGCCGGGCACGGAATTGCCGCCGTTCAAGTCCATGCGGATCAGCCGCTCGACCTGGGCTTGAAGCTCCTCGGTGCGAATCGCCGTTTGTCGCAGAAAGTTGTCGAGCGCTTTGGTGTCTCTCACCGGCCACCTCCTAGCACGCGCTCGACGGCGCCGCCGGGCAGAAAAGCCGCGCCGATCTCGACAGCGAAGTAAAGAGCGGCCGCGATCACTGCCGCCTTCGTCCAGAGATCGCAGAGCTTGTGCAGGTGCGCCGAGGGTGTCCAGACTTCCCAGAAGGCTGCCCAGCGGCGCAGACAAGCCCAACGTGTACGCCGGCGCACGCATAGGATTCTGGCGAGCGGGTACTCACGCATGGAGACTTCCAAATCTTCCGCGGACTCGATGATGAGGTTTTTGCCGGTGCCGAAAAATAGCTTTTTCATGCCACGGCCTCAACTTTCTCGGCAATATCGTCCTGCGCGGCCAGTCCTTCGCGTATCTCGCGAACGGCGGCCATCAAACGGCCGATGCTGATGTAGCGCTGGGTTTTGCGGTCCACGCGGACTGCGATGGTGGCCAGCTCAATCTGCTGGCGGATCAGCGCGGAGTCGAGCGTGAGGCTGGACAATTCCGACTTCAGGATGCCCGCGGCCTCGTCGGCGGTGATGGCGGGCAGCGTGATCTTGTCGCTGATGCGGCGCTCCAGTTGCTCCAGCGTGCCGGCGAAGCGAGCGAATATCCTGTCAAGCTCGTGGCTGCCCGCAAAGCAGAGGGAGAAGCGCGGATCTTCATCGAGCAGCTCGCGGACAACCTCGAAGCAATCGATGGAGAGGTGCTGCGCCTCGTCGAAGTAAAGAACCACGCGCGCCCCGCGAAAATCGAAGCGGAGGTTATGAATCGCGCGGTCGATGGCCGTATCCGATTGCGTTCCGCAGGCGGTGGCCACGCGCTTCATCAGGTCGCGGGGCGAGATGCGCGCGCGGCAATAGACGCGGAAGATGAATGTCTTCTGAGCGGCTGCGCGCTGGGCGTTGTGCTCGGCAATCAGGTAGCGGGATACGTCCGTCTTGCCCGAGCCAGGCGGGGCATAAACCATGTAAACTTGCGGCCGCTCCAACAGCCGGGCGAAGACGCCGCGCATGGCGCGCACAGTGCCGGTCTCGTAGATCTGCGTTGCGAATGGGGCTTCTGGCTCTACCGGGGTGTTTGCGACAAAGCCGGTGATGGCCGCGCAGATGCGCGAGGAGTTGGTGATGTTGCTGTAGTGGCCGTTCATGAACTGCGCGAGGGTGTTCGGCGAGTAGCCGATTCTCCGCGCGAAGTCCACCGGCGACATGCCGCTGCGAATCATGAAGTCGGACGCGAGCCGCTGTGCCTGCGCCGATGTCTGTGTTTGGTCGATCATGCTTTCTGTCTCTCCAAAAAGATGCGTGCGGCCTCTGCCGGCGTCGCTGGCCGGTTCGAGGGTTGATTGTCAGGGGACAGTTTTGCGAGGTGGGGATTGCGCTGGGTAATTACGTCAGAAATATCGGTATCGGCGGGGAGTTGCAGCCGCCGGGCCATTTGCTCCAGCGGCGAGAGCGCGCCATTTTGCCGCGCAACCAGGCTGATTGTGCCCAGCGCTTCGCGCGTCTGCTTTTCCAGGTGGCGGCGCTGCCTCATGCTCTCGGAGATCAGCGACTGTGTGTGCGGGTCGCTGGGCGCGAAGCGCACGAGTTCCTCGCTTTGAAGGGCGCAGATAAAGTTGCCGTCGAGATCGAGCGCGGCGGCGTCTTCCGGCGCGCCTGGCTCGTAGGCGATCAGGATGTCGCACTGATTCAAGTTGTGCAGCGCGGCGAAGCCGGCCTGGTCAGCGGGCACGTAGCGGCGATTGTTCAAACGAACAGCACATTCCTGAACGATTCTGCGCTCGTGTTCCGCCATTAAAAGAGCGAGTGTCGCCGGATCGGGCGCGGGACGCTGGTTGGGGTTGAGATTGTTTTCAAATACCTGGCGCGGTGTCCCGCCGTCCATGCCAATTCCCGTGTGAGGCGAATCCGCATATTCCTCCATCCAGGCCAGGCAGGCGCCGATGAAGACTGAAGCCTTGGGATGCTTCGACTCGGCAACGCGGCCATGGCGGGTCAGCTTGCGGTGTTCCATCATCGCGAGTGAAGTGGAATCGGGACGCGTGAAGGGGCTGCCTGTGGTGTATGTCGGCCAGCATTTATCGAAGTGCTCGTGGACGGTGCCCCAGAAGCGCTCTATGTGCTTCGCCTGCCCGTGATAAGGCGCGCAATGCGTTAAGGCAGTCCCCACGCGCGCCAGAAAGCCGGTGGCCTCGATGGACTCAAGCTCAGCCTTGCGCCAATCCTGCGGCGCCAGTGGCGACTCCATCATGTAGCCGGGGGTCGCGCCTTTGCCCACCTTGCGATAATCCTTGCCGTTGTCAACGTAGACACATTCGGGAGGGCCGTACTTCGTAATGCCGCGGCGCATGGCGGCGGCGATAGAGCGCGAGCTGCCTTCCCAGCACCAGCTCGCGCCCATCGGCATCCGCGAGCGATAGTCGAGCCATCCGGTGAGCCGTATGCGGACCGGCGAACCCCACTCGACATTCGAGAAGCAATCGTTGGCGCACTCCACGTCGTGGATCATGTGATCCCCAACCCACACAGCGTTGGCGTACACGTCGGTGAAGCCGCGCGTCAGATAGGGGCTCATGCGTTCCTGGTATGCTTTGCGGCCTTCACGGGCATAGACGACGAGCGACGGCGGCATGGATTTTAACCACGCTCTCACCGTCTCGTATGAAGGCAAATCTTCTTGGGGGACTTCGATCATTTCGCGGTTGCTCACGATGTTCTCGTGGGCGACGCGGCAGGACATGCGCTGGTCCAAAAAAAGAAATGCGGCGAGCCACGCGGCCCGAGGATAGGCCTCGAAGAATCTTGAAGTGTGCGCGTCTTTTCGTTTACGGTCAGCCAGCGCCGCAAAGCCGCCTGCCTTGTATGCGCGCAGCCAGTTGTAGAGCGTGCCTCGGGAGATGCTGTGCGCTTCGGCGGCGTACTCCACCATCAGGGACGCGCTCGTGACAGGCGTTCCATCTCGCAGTTGCAGACGGCCAAACCGCGCGGGATCGCGTTGATATTCCAGAATCTGCTGCACGACGGCGAGCCGCTGGGAGGCTTGCTCCTGGTCTCGCGGCGAGGGCAGCAAAATTCGCTGAGGCGAAGCAACAGGCACGGACATCGGCAAGCAAATCGAGAGTTGAGTGCTCAAAGAGCGGCCCCTTGCAATTGCTGGTCAAGAAAGGTTTCTGTGTGTTGGCTGGCCGCTGAGCGCGCGGCAAATCTATCCACGGCCCAAACCACCGCTGCGGTGTAAGGCACCGCGCAGATCAGATCGAAAAGGTAGTGTTGGCCCGACCCTAAGGTGGCGAGGACGATCAGCGCGGCGTAGACGCCGCCGAGGGCGCGGCCCCAGTTCCAACGGCGAAGGAACCACAAAACCAAAAGAGCGCTGGACATGTGAACGGAAGGCACTCCGTTGGGCGCGGCGGAGATGGCCAGAAGATGCGGAACAAGGCCGGCCGTCGGCAGTGCCGGGAAAGATGGAAACGCGAACGCCGGGCCGCATACGGGAAAGAGCAAATAGATCGGGAGCGCGGCGAAGAGGTTCAGCAGGAAGGTCTGCGCCACGCGAATCGCTTCCCGCTCGGGGCGCAGCAGCAGCGTGGCGGCGAAGGCGCCGAGCATGGCCATGGGCAAAAGCCCGTAGCTCACGCTGACCAGAGTTCTGAGCCAGAGATGCACGGCCACGAGCTGGCCCAGGTGAAAGCTCGGCGAGCCGAAGAGGCGGTCGAACTGATAGATATAAGCGTCCAACTTGAGCGGACGCAACTGCGATAGCGAATTGGCCGTGAGCTGCGAGAGGATTCCCGCGGGTTCGATCAACAGCGCGGCGACGAAAAGCCACTCTGTCTGTTTGCGCGCGGCGGGAGCGAGAAACCAGCGCACGGCCAGCAAAGGCACGATTAGCGCGGTCACGGCAACGCCCGGATAAATAGTCAGGAAGGATGCAAAAGGGTTCACTTCGCACCCCCGATCTTCGTCGCGCGTTCGCGACGCTCGATGGCTTTGAGTTCAGCCTTTATGGACTCCCATGTGCGCCAGTCCTGCAGCGTGCGGTACATATCTGCGCGCAGCCAGAGAAAGACGCGCGTGAAGACAGCGGTGAGGCGTGCGGAGAGGGTTTTCATTTCGCGCCCGTTTTCTTGGAGGCGGCTGCGTTCCATGATGGATTTGCAGAGCGGGCGGCATAAAAGGCTTTTATTTTAGCGAGAGTCTTTCTGCTTTCATCCTCGATGGCCACTAGAACTTTGTCAGAGTGGCGGCGTCCTCCAGCGACCTCAACCACATCGCCGACCGGGATCTTCATTCTTATAGCAACGCGCCCACAGACCCCATCGAGTCTCGCATCCTGCCCCAAGTTCGAGACTGCCCCTATCTTCTGCATCTCAATAAACATCGGTATCAAAGAGACAGCGACTGTCCCATCTGCCCAGTGATTCTCAGAACGCTGTGCGGGAGATGCTCCCGGCAAAGATGCAGGCAAGATCAAAAGCCGGAAGGCTTGGCCGATGGCGGCGAAAAAGAGAACGAGGCGTTTGTTCATGCTGCGCGCCTTTCTGTCTTCCGCGCGAACCGCTGCACTTCGCGTTCGATGCGTGCATATTCCTTGGCCAAGGCGATCTCAACCTGGCGAGACTGCCGCAGGCCATTGGCCACAAGGCACAAATGTGAGCGGCTGAGTCCGAGCTGTCGAGCCACTCGGCTCTGAATATTGCGGGTCAACTTGGTGCGAAAGGTGTTTGCGTTCATATATCCTGTCCAGAGGCGAACCGGGTTTCGATACGCTGTTTGCCTCCAGATCACCATATAACCGCAGGTATGTGATGTCAAGCGAAAAAATAACCACAGGTATCTGTCTCGATGCGGAGCAGTCGCTAGTCCAAAAAATTAAGGCATTGCGGGACACTAGACGTCTGAAACAGATAGACTTGGCGGAATTCTGCGGAGTGACACAAGTATCTGTATCTAAATGGGAAAAGAGCAGGAAGCCGGCGATTCCATCAGCTAAAAATCTCCTCAGGTTGGCGGAATTGGTTCCAGAAGAAGAGCGCCCATGGTGGAGAGCTCGCGCCTCAGAGCGCGTTGGATTCGAGGTTCAAGGGCTACAAGCTGTATCCCCATCGCCGACGGGACGAAAGAAGAGCGAACGGGTGGACGCGAAATTGCTGGCGCAGGTGCTTGAAGCGGTGGAAAGGGCGATGAACAAAGCCGGCGGATATTTTTCAACGAAGATTCGGGCGGATGTTTTAGCCTGGGCGTACGATAGCTGGCGGGAGAACGGGCATCTGGAAGCCTCACAGATCGAAGCCAAAGTCCAGGAGGCCCGAAGTCCATCGAACCGGAAAGTGAGAACGTGATGGCAGGATTTAACTTCAACTTAGAAACCGACTATGACATGGGGCAGCACGCAATGTCGATGGTGGAACAGGTTCTCCGTTGGGATGGAATTTATCGCGCCGATGCGGTTCCGGTAATTGCTCAGCACATCCTTAAAAGCGCAAAGAAAGGCGAGACGGAACGAGATTTCCGGCGTTGGTGCAATACGCCCGATGCACCATTCTGCATATCCAGTTGGCAAGAGTACGCAACGCCACATTCGGATTCCAGAAAATGGCCAGAGATACTCTTCACTAGCGTTGTTTTGGATATTTACGCGTCTCATCGATATAACCAGATCAGAGAGTTGTCGAAAGACGATTTGCCTTATTGGCAGCTTGACTGTATGTCCCAGTACTGCAAGAAGCATTCATCGCTTGATCAATATATCGCTCGCCCGGATGATCCAATTTGGGAAGACATCTTTCCACCGAACGGCTGGATGTGTGGATGCTCGGTTTTGCCCATCATGGATTTCGACGTTCCTCCGCGTAAACGGATTGGACGCCCCGTATCCGAAGAGTTACGCACACAGTGCCGAAATTGGTTGCAGACGCGCCCGGATCATATTTTGAAGTTGCTTTAATTCCGCAATCATCGAGCCCCTTTTCGCCGCTCACCACGACGCGCATCATTCCAGCTATCGCACCTTGAACACCTCTTCCATCACGCGGCGAAGCCGCGTTCTATTCTGCACACTAACCTGAACGGCAAGCACCGCCAAATTCCGAAAGGAGACAGGCGGAGAGCCAGAGCAGACGAGTGTCCGTGGGGTTGGAGGCAGTGCGGTAACACGCTCCAATCCCCGGCCTCCGAAAAACAAGGAAGAGGGAGCTTCCCACCACCATGAACATCAGAGGAAAATTCACCGTCCGCAGCCACAAGCACTTTCAGTCCGCCGATCCCTACGTCGAGATCGAGCTGTCAGCGCTCTATTCCAACACACCGGAAGACAACAGCTACGCCAAGTCAACCCCCAGCGGCTCCATCACCATGGCCGTCACCGTGCCCGAAGTGATTGCGACACTAGCCATCGGCAAGGTGTTCTACGTCGATTTCTCGCCCGCCGACTGAGACAGGCGCCAACGTCAACGCAGCAAAAGCAGGGACCAGGGATCAAGGAATAGGCGGCGACGATGGAATTCAGCGCGGCGGGAATGGCGTTGCTCAAGCGGAGCGAGGGTTTCCGGGGAAGGGTCTATCTGGACACGGGAGGCGTTCCGACCATCGGCTGGGGCCACCGCCTATTGCATCCCGACAGCTTTCCCGACGGTGTGGACGAGAGGCTGGCCGCGCATATGCTGGCCTGCGACGTGGACGATGCCGAAGAGGCCGTCGAGCACCTGGTCAAGGTTCCGTTGACCCAAGGCCAGTTCGACGCGCTGGTGGACTTCGTTTTCAACCTGGGCCCCACGCGCCTCTGCAATTCCACACTGCTCAAAGACTTGAACGCCGGCCACTACGACGATGCGGCCGGGCAGTTGCTGCGTTGGGATCACGGCATGGAAGCCGGCAAGGAAGTCGAGCTGGCCGATCTGGAGGCGCGACGCAAAGAGGAAGTGGCGCTCTGGAAAGGCACGGTGACGGCTTGAAGCGCTACGAGCTCATCCCGCCGGTGCCACATGGCGAGCGCTATTGGCTCATCTCTGATACGCAATGGAGTGACGACCCGAACTTCGCAATTGTGCAGATAGCCGCATGGGCGCCGGACGCTGAAGTTCTCGCAACCAAGATCTGCGCCGCGCTCAACGCGGCGCAAAGCATTTAACCCGTCAACCGTTGAAGAGGAGAGATATATGCAAAACCCGCAATCGCAACTTCGTCGTTGGGCGGTAGTGATGCCCATGGCTCTGGCGACCATGATTCTGTCTCTGGCTGCTCTGAATACAGCCGGATGCACACAGCAGCAACGGGTCACTGTGGCTCAGGAGATCGTCAACTGGGCGCCGGTCTTCATCTCGACAGCCGATACCGTCAATGCGGCGGTGGAAGCTCTCGACCCGGTGACCGTGGCAGTGCTCGGGCCAATGACCCTGGCTCTCAACACTTTCGGGCCGCAGTTTGAGCTGGCCGCGCAGAACTATCTTGCCAACCCGACCCAGACCGCGCTCCAGACGCTTCAGGCGTTGGTTGTGCAGATTCAGCAGAATGCGAACTCGGCGCTGCTGGCGGCGGCCAAGATCACGAATCCCGTAAGCCAGGCCACGGCAACCAGAAACATCAACCTGATCGCAACCATCGCCAACACTCTTCTGGCACTGGTGCAGAGCATCAGCACCAAGGCGCAGGTGGCGGCCATGGCTACGCAGGTTCATGTGACGCTGGCGCAGGTGCGTCCATACATGGACGAGCCGGCAATGCAGCGGGCATCTCTGGGCGTTTCGCATGATCTGGCTCTCGCTACCGTTCCTACTCCGGCTCAGTTCTTTGCCGCCGAAGCGCAGCGAGGATTCTGATGAGCAACAAACCTCAAGTCTGGCCGGTTACGCCAGCACAGTACGCCGCGATGGAGACCGAAGTCGCGGCGGCCGGCTACCCGATCTCCGGCGACAGCGGTACGACGCAGGCGAAAAAGGGACCTATTACGGCAACCATAGGCTGGCTCTTTGACGGCGCAAAACTGAGCATCACTGTCCTCTCCGCGACGTTTGGCTGCACCGGCATAGTCGAGGGCCAGATCGCGGCTGCGGTCAACAAGGCATTGGGGCTGTAAACGAGAAAACCCAAGAAGCCTTCCGCCGCCCGGACCAAACCAGGCCGGGCGGCGGGAGCGAAAAAGAGGGCACGCGGATGGCGGTACGCGTCACATTCAGTTCGATCACGCTGATGAGATACCATGCGGTCCGCGCGCGCATCCGGGCGCAATCGGAGAAGACGGACTGTGTGGGCAATACGGGAACGGCGACGGGCGACAAAATCACCATCGCGTGGACCTACGACGAAGGCGCGCAGAAGTTGGCGTTCACCTGCACCGAGCGCCCCTGGTGGAAGTCAGAGGGCTTTGTGAGCAGCAAGATTCTCAGCCTGATGGAGGCGTTATGAAGAAGCAAATTCGCGGATGGGTGTTGCTGGCGCTGGGGTTCGGCGTGGCCGTGTGGATGGCGAGCTGCCTGGCTTATGCGCAGCAGCCGTTGCCGTCGGGCACTTACTACTCGCCGGAGACGAATCTGGAAACGCAGGACGCGGCCGCGCTCGGCTCGGCGCACAAGACCATCGGCCTGGCGGCTTTTAGCCTGACGGACGAAGCGATTGTGAAAGTGCTGGCGGACCGGGCGGCGCATGGCGTCGAGGTGTTCATCTATCTCGACCGGGGCGAGCTGCAGGCGGAATGCCGGGGAGATGTAACTTGCGCGCGGATTCCGCTGCACGCGCTGATCGGTTTGAAAAATGTTCAGATCCGCGTCAAGCAATCCAAAGTTCTGATGCACCTGAAAAGCTATTGCGTCGATTCGGGCCTGGTGCGGGATGGGTCCGCCAACTTCTCGGAACAAGGGGAGGCTCGGCAGGACAACTCGGCGACATTTGCGACGGGCGCGGGGGGTACCAAGGCGTTCGTGGCGAAGTTCGCCGCGATGTGGGCGAGGCCGGACAATCTGACCGTCGCCCAGGCGGTGGCCGGCACCTGAGACCGGCAAAAGGCAAAAACGCGCCAGAAGGCGCTAGGACGCGTCGGGGGGGGGCAAAAGGTAGGTTGATGCCATCGGACCCCCTTGAACGGGCCGACACAAGCGGGAAAGCTGCTTTATGTGGCTTCTGAGACGTGGGAAGGAATGGCGGAAATGGAAAATGCTCTCAAACCGAAAAGGATGTGGGTTGGTGGACCTCTCCGGAGGTTCTCTGGGGGCTCCGTGCCGGGGGCAAGGATGCCGCTCGCAACAGGGGGATATGGAGGCGCTTATATCTGCGACAAATGCCAGAAGCCTGTTGATGGAGTTTACGAAGCCTCCGAGGGATGGATTTGCGGCGGTTGCAAAAGGAACGCACCGAAGGAGTCCGAAGCGGAGCTGATCGCGGAAGCTGCTTGATTCGCGGCGGTAATGTGCGCGCATAAGGCAACGAAGGGGGTTTTATGGGTAAGTTTTGGGCTGAGGTGGTGGTTTGGTGGCAGGGGAAGAAGACCATCCTGGGGGGCGGCCTGGTGATGGCGGCGGCCGTGGTTGGGGTTTGGTACGGAAAGCTCGACGGGGTTGACGGCCTGACGCTGCTCGGAGTGGGGCTCTCGATCGCCGGATTCAGCGCCAAGGCGAACCGGCACCAGGCGCAGCTACTGACAGCGCTTCAAGGCGTGGCGCAGGCCGGGATAGATGCGCGGGCTGGAAGGCCGGCGCTGATTGTCCAGGACATGCTTCCGGGCTTGGCTGCGCTGGCGCCAGAAACTTTGGCTCCGGCAAGTCTGCATCTTTCGGCCAACTCGGTTCAGGAGCTAGCCACAGCGGTTCAGCACCTGGCCGGCAACAGCAATGGTCCTCCGCTGCCTGTAATTACAGGCTCGGCGGCCGCTGGAGCCGCTCAATGACGATTCTGGGCCTGAACGGACCTCCGAGGGCTGGGTTGGACATGGGCTTCCGCGCCGGCTGGCTCAAGCATGTGGGCCTGGCGATCAGCGGAGCGAGCGGCGCGGCGATTGTGGTAGGCGGCTACGAGGTTCTGAAGGTCCAGCCAGAGCAATCCTTCAAGCTGCTGGAGAGCTGGGGCCCGGCGTTCCTGATCGCGATTGTGGCGCTGTTTGTGCTGGGGAGATTTCTCGAGGGCTTGAACGCGACGGTGCGCGAGAGTTTCAGCATGGTAGCCAACGGAGTGCAGTCCGCCGCCGAGGCATCGAACCGGACAGCGACCGCGCTGACCCGGCTGGCCGACCTGGGCGGCAAGCAAGCGGAAGAGGTGCGTATGTTGGCGGTCTACGCGGCCCAGGAGTTTCCGGGAATTTATGAGCGGTTTGACCGGCAGGACTTGACGCTGGAAAAGCAAACCGAGGCGCTAACCAATTTGACAACATCGATGGGCGCATTGACATCGCTACGCGATCTCACCGACGCAATGAACGAACTGAGAGCGGGGAGAAACAATGGCAACTGAGCAGGAATTGATCCAGACGAGGCGGCGCCGCGGGAACATGTTGAAGCTGATTCGCCAGAATCACGAAAATCAGGCCGACCGCATGGATGACTTCGAAATGGCCAAGATGATGCAGAGCCTGGGCGCGCACATGAGCCAGCGCCAGGTGCTGACCATGCTCCAGGATCTCCAAATCTTCGGGTACGTCAGCTTCAATCAGCGGTTCTGCGATATCCGGGAGCGCACCATCGCTGAGGAAATCATGCTCACCGCGGCTGGCCTCGGAGCCGTGATCCGCCGCAAAGACACGGACGAGGTGCTGTTCGACTAGCTGGCGGAGGAAGTTATGAGCGTTGGATGTATGCACAACCCGGAGTTAGCCTGCCCTCAATGCCAGGCGGCCTTTAATAGGCAAAATCCCGACGGTCGCGAGACACAGAGGCGTCGGGAGTTCGAAGAGCTTCTTGATGAGGTATGCACCTCAAGAAAGAAACGATGACCAAGCCCAAGCCAAAGACCGGAGAGCCGCGGAAGACGAAGCTGCCGCTCAAGATAGATCGCCTGCCGCAGAGCGCGCAGGACGCGATCAAGGGGCTCTATGACCACGGGCGCACCTGGGTGGAGATCGCCGAGCAATCGGCGAAACCCTACAGCGCGGAGTGGGAGAAAGACGGCGGCGGCTTTATCGACTGGCCCGAGGTGGAGCACGACGTTCTGGATCTCTTCCCCGGCCTGTGCCTGGCTAAGTCTTCGCTGCAGCGATGGTTCGACCTGCGCGTCTCGCAGGTGCGCCGGCAAGTGCTGGCCGAGAGCGCCAAGGCGCGGGAGTGGGCGGCAGCTTTTGCCGGCAACGATCTGCCGGGAACGAACGCCGCGGTGATGAACGCCATGCGCGACCAGGTCTTCACGCTGATGCAGAAGGTAGGCCCAGGTGACCAGGATGTATTTCTCAAGGGCTTGAATGCGCTCTCGCTGACCCTGGCGCGGTTGCAGCGTGTGGAGCTGCAAGCCAAGCGTGTGGAAGTGGACACCCGCAAGATGAAGCTCCTCGAAGATCGGGAAAAGGCCGCGTGTGCGAGGGTTGACGAAGCTACCCAGTCCGCCGCGAAGAAAGGCACCGGACAGTTCTCCATCGAGGACATCAACCTCCTCCGCGAACGCACCTTTGGTTTGCCGCCACTGGTGATCGCTCATGGATAACAATGAGCACATAGCCAAGCCTCCCGCTGTGCTGCAGATGCGGCCGTATCAGCAGCGCTGGATCGACGACAATTCCCGCTTCAAAATCGCGGTGAAAGCCGCGCGCGTCGGTTACTCCTTTGCCACCGCATACCGCCGCGTCGAAATGTCGATGCGCGTGCCGGGACGCACGACGACAGTGCTCTCCGCCTCGAAAGCCCAATCGATCGAATTCGTAGAGACGTGCGCGAAGATCTGCCAGCTCATGGGTGGCACGGCGCAGATGATCGCCAACGAAGATTTCGTCGATGCGCTTGGCCGCATCGATGCGATTCAAAGCCGGATAGCCTTTCCGAACGGGAGCCGCATCATTGCGCTCCCGGGCAACCCGCGCACGGCGCGCGGCTATCCCGGCGACGCGGTGCTTGATGAATTCGCGCATCACGAAGACAGCTACGCGATCTTTGCGGCCGTCTTCCGCCAGGTGGCGCTGGGCAACTCGCTGGAAGTGATCTCCACGCCCAACGGCGAGCAGGGCAAGTTCTTCGACATCGCTCGCAATCTGGGCTTGGAGATGGGCGTTGCCCCCACACAGTTCCCGATAAAGAAAGATGGATGGTCCGGTCATTGGCTTGATGTTTACACGGCTGTGGCCGAGGGTTGCCCGATCAACATCGAAGAGATGCGCCGCGGCTTGAACGATGACGACACATGGAATCAGGAGTTCTGCTGCGTATTTCTCAAGAGCACCGGGGCCTGGCTGACTCTCGACCTGATTGCCGCCTGTGAAGATGCCGGCGCCACCATCGACCTGCCGCCGGACTTCCATCCGCGCGGTTCGCTCTACAGCGGCATCGACGTGGGCCGCGATCACGACGCCACATGTCTGTGGCTCGATGAAAAGATCGGCGACGTGGCCTGGACCCGCGCCATCGTCAAGCTGCACGCCATGAGCTTTCCCGAGCAGTGCAAGAGACTGAATCCGCTTGTTCGCATGACTTCCCGGAGCGCCATCGACAAGACCGGCATGGGCGTGGGCCTCTTCGATCTTCTGAATCTGGAGAACGAAGGCCGGCTGATGGGCGTGAGCTTCGGCGGCTCCAACGATGACGGCGTGAAGATGAAGACCGATCTTGCCATCCGCATCAAGAAGCGCCTGGAGCAGCAGCGCAGCCGTATTCCCTACGATCCGCAGATCCGCGCCGAGCTGCAGGCGATCAAGCGCCAGGCCACGGCCAGCGGCGTCACCTTCGACGCGCCGCGCATCGAGGTGGACACGGCCGTCGCGGGCGGCGTCAAGAAAAAGCTCTTTGCCCACGCCGACGCCTTCTGGGCTAAAGCTCTGGCGGATCTGGCAGGCGACGGCGGCGCGTGCGTGCTGACCGGCGTCCAGACGCCGGAGACACCCACGACTTATTCGCAAATCAAGGGGTACCTGTGATGGCCAACAAAAAGATTGCCGCCGTTCCGCCGCTGCCGCCCAAAGGCGAGATGATCTCGTCTACCAGCCTCTACATGCAGCAGATCTCACTTTACCGCAATACGCTGGCCTTCGGCGGTACGCGCAACCCCACGTCGATCTGGGCCGCGATGACCTACAACCAGCCGGAGACTATGGCCTACTACCGTGAGCTGGAAGACAAAGACGAGGATGTGGCCAACTGCCTGGATACGCTCAAGCTCTCGGTGCTCGAACGGGATCGCAGCGTGCTGCCCGCTCCGCGTGATGAATCATCTCTGGCCAAGGATGTAAAGGAGTTCGTCGAAACGCAGCTCGGCAAACTCGACTTCCACACTGTGCTGGATTGCGTTCTCGATGCTCCCGGCTACGGTTTCAGCGTACAGGAGATGATCTTCGACACCTCGGAGGGCCAGGCGGAGCTGGTGGACATCAGCGATTGCCCACAGGAGCTTTTTCTCTTCGGCAATCGCTTTTACCCGCAGGTGGGCAATCTGCAACTGCTCGCTAATCCCTGGGCCTCTCAAGGCGCAACGATGCCCGAGGAGAAGTTCCTGATCTTCAGCTATCGCAAGCGCAGCCGCAACCGCATGGGCCGCCCGCTGCTCAAGGCAGTCTTCTGGCCGAGCTGGTTTAAGCGCAACATCCAGCGGCTGTGGATGCAGTATGCGGAAAAGGGTCCGGGCACCGCCGTGGTGCATTACAACGATGCGGACAATGCGTCGGAGCGCCAGCAGGCGGTGGCTATTGCCGAGGCCATCAGAGACAACACGGCCGTCGCCGTTCCCAAGGGCTTCGAGTATGACCAGGAACTGCTCAAGATAGCCCGGTCTCAAGACCCCAAGGTCTACGAAAACTTCTTTCAGGCAATGCAGTACTCCATCGCGCGCCGGGTCATGGGCGAGACGTTGACCAGCTTCGGCAACGAAGGCGGCGGCGGATCGAAGGCCCAGGGCCAGACCCATGCCGACACGCTGGATAAGCGCAGCGTCGAGCTTTGCCGCAGTTTGCAATCGGTCATCAACGATCAGCTCGTCAAGCCGCTGGTGCTTTGGAACTTCGGGCCAACGGCGCCCATGCCGATCTGGCAATTCGATCTCGAAGAGGCTGAGGATCTCAATCTTGCCCTCACCGTGGACACCGGCCTGATGCGCATGGGCAAAAAGTTCAGTGTCGGCTACATCAGTGACCGTTACGACCGGCCGCTGACTACGACCGAAACGGAAGATCAGGAGCTAGTGCCGAACGCGGCCGCGCCGTCTGTGGCGCTCACCGACCGCTCCAGCGCCACCTTCGCCGAGCGCCAGGCCGAGGCAGCAATGCGCGAGGAGATGGAGCAATACGACAGGCTCTTTGCACAGTTGCAGGGCGACGCCAAGGGCATCTTTGCGCGCCGCGTGCGCGAGATTGTTGCGACGGCCATGCCACCGGGGGAGAAATAGCTTGGCACTCGGCTCAATCCATCTCGTGCGCTCAGAGCAGACAAAGCTCGGCGATCTTCTGGCTCACCACCTGGCCGCTGCGAATCTGCTGGGCAGGCTGCATATCGCCGGCGTCGGGCTAAAGAAGCTGCGCCGTCCCGTGCACCTGGCCACCAGCTCGCGGCTGAAGAACTTTGCGGACGACGACGCCCAGGGCGACACGCTCAACGTCGGTTTCAGCTTCGATGTGCCTCCGGAGGGCGCGGTCGAGTACCTGCGCAATCTGACGCCGGTCACGCGGGATCTCTTCGACGGGCTGAGCAGCCAATACAGAAACGATGCCTTCACGGTGGCTGGGGTCAGCGACCAGAGGCTGATCGCGAAGATCCGCGACGCGCTGGAAGAGACCATGGCCAAAGGCGGAACGCGCGACGATTTTCACAAGGCCGTAGACGAGCTGACCTCGGACGCCGGCGTCGAGGATCTCGCGGCCTTCGAGCTGGACACCGTCTTCCAAACCAACGCGGGCAAAGCCTACAGCGCGGGCAGGCTTGAGCAGATGAAAGAGCCGGGCATGATGGATGCGCTGCCCTACTGGCAATACTGGACGGTCGGCGATCTGCGCGTGAGGCCGGCGCACGCGTCGCTGGATGGTTTTTGCGCGCGGGCTATTGACCCAGTTTGGTTGAAGATTTATCCGCCCAGCGGCTTCAACTGCCGCTGCGCGGTCATCCCCGTGCTGCCCGAGGACGCGCCCGAGGGAAGCGATGAAGGCGGCATGGAAAGATTGCCCTTGCTGGCCCGGCTGGGAGTGCCCGAGCCTGGCTTCCACACGCTGTCTGGAGTGTAGGTATTCCAGATAGCACAACTGTTCCAGCTACCGCACGGGCCGGCGTTACGGTCCGATAGGTTGGTTCCATGGCGAAGACGAAGACTGTCGAAGGCATCGCGCTCACGGCGGACAAGTTCGCCTCGGCTGGCGATCCGGACAACACCGATACCTGGCATCTGCCGCTGGATACGCATAAGCACGTCAACTCCGCGCTGGATATGTACGCTCACACCGAGCTTGCCTCCAGCGAAAAGGCTCCTGCCGCGCGCAAAATCGTGGCCCGCGCCAAAGAAGAAGGCCTGGACACCACCGACTTCGTGAAGAATCACCTCAGCCAGACGCACGGCGAAGCGCCGCGCCCTTGGATTGAGATCTTTCGCGCCGGCGATTATCGCGGCGCCAACAAAGGCCTCATCACCCGCGCCGATCTCGACCGCGTGGTGCGCAACTACGACCCCACTTACCACGAAGCGCCAGCTACGATCGGCCACCCTGCCGACGACAAGCCGGCTTATGGCTGGATTGAGAGCCTGGCCGTCGATGGCGACAAGCTGCTGGCGCGCGAAAAGCAGGTCGATCCCAAGTTTGACGAGGCGCGCAAGGCGGGGCGCTTCAAGAAGCGTTCGGCCGCGTTCTATTGTGACGCGGACGGCAACATCACCGGCCTGCGGCATGTCGCCTACCTGGGCGCGCAGCCGCCCGAAGTCAAGGGTTTGCAGGACCTTGCATTCAACGATCACGGATCGAAGTTCATCGAGGTGGACTTCGGGGAGGATGACGTAGTGGCAGACGCAACGAAAACCGTAGCCGAACAGATCAAGGCCTACTTCGCCGAGTTGTTTAGCAGCTCCGCGCAACCGAAGACTTTCAGCGAAGACGATGCCAGGCGCATCGCTACCGACGCCGCAACCGCGACCGCTGCTCCGCTTCAGGCAAAAGTAACTGCGCTGGAGGCCGAGTTGAAAGCGCAGTCCACGAAGTTTGCGGAGCGTGAAACGGCCATCGCCGGCGGCGAAGTAAAGCAGCGCGCCACGGCGGCCATCACCAAGCTCAAGAGCGCAGGCAAGTGGACTCCAGCGTTCGAGAAGATGGGCCTCGGCCCGGTCTTCGAGGAGCTGGCCAAGTCCACCGCAACCGTCGAGTTCGGCGAGGGCGACGCGAAGAAGAATATCACCACGCTGGAAACGCTGGTGCTCTTCCTGGAGGGCCTGCCGAAGATTGTTTCCGGCGGCCGATTCGTGGAAGGCGCTCAGGCTGGACGCGGGCAGACCGCGAGCGGCGATCCGCTGACCAACGCGGCCAGGGCGCGCCAGAAGGAAAAGAAGATCAGCTTCAGCGAAGCGCTTTCGGAGGTCGCGGAAGAGCATCCCGAGTTGACGGTAGCCAGCGGCTCTTCGGCTGGCGCGGTCTAACGAGATACACCAGCGGGCCGGAAAAATCGAAAGCAAGACCGGCCCCGCAACCTCTGAAATTCACAGGCCCAAGGAGGGCAAGTCATGACGAACATCAACACTGAAACCAAGGGTCCGAAGGGCGTACAGATCAAGGAAAGCCTGATCCCCGGCGGCTCGTCCGGCTTTACCCGCGGCCTCGCCGTTGTCTATGGCACGGATGTCTATCATGCCGCCGTGGCCAGCGTGGCCAACTCGCCTTGCATCGGCATCATCGAGGAAGATGCGATCTCTACCACCGAAGCGATCTCTGTGATCGAGCACGGCCAAACGGTGGGCCAGGTTGGCGCAGCTATTCCGTCCGCGCCGCTAGCGCTCACCAACAACGCCGCCGGCCAGCTTGTGCCGGCGTCCGCAGGACAACCGGTGGTGGCTATTGCGCTTGAGACCACGCCGAACGCGGGAGATTACATCTGCGTTTTCGTGCCGGGGCTCTTCGGCCTGGTAGCGGCAATCGCCTAACTTTTTCCGCCAGGCGCTTAGTGATGAGCCAAGCGCCTGGCGGCGCACTGAAACGGAAATCGACCCGCGCAAGCGGCAGGAGGATGTAAATGGGCGGCTATGTTGGAACGATGCCGGCTGGGGCTCTGAATGTGGCGTTGTCGAACTTCGCCAAGGAGTTCCGCAACAATGCCTTCGTTGGCGAAACCTTTGCCCCGCGCGTGCCTGTGGCGCGGCAGTCTTTCCAGTACGTCGTGTGGAATCGCGACGACTTCAAGCTGCCGGGGACCACGCTCCGCGCCCCAGGCGACGAGCCGCAATCTGTGCGGCGCAGCTATTCGACCGCGCCGTACATGGCGCAGAGCCACGCGCTCCAGGGCGATGTGCCCTTCGAGAGTGAGAGCTACGGCCTCGGCCTGGGCTTCTCCACGCGTAAGCAGCTCACCCAGCAGCTCATCAAGCAAATCAATCTCGACCGCGAAGTCGCGATTGCCAGGCTGCTGCTGAGCGAGACCAACTTCCCCAACTACACCGACCTCAGCGCCGGGACCAACAACCAATGGGACAAGTACCCGTCGGTCCCCGATGTGGGCACTGATGGCTCGCATCCTATCGTGCAGGTCGAGGCGCTCAAGGCAATTCTGCGCCAGGCTGGCATCCAGGATGCGGACATGAGCCTACTGCTCAGCGATCCAGTTGTGGTCGCGCTGCAGAACCATCCGGACATCATCAACCGCTTCAAGTACACCGTGGCCGGCTCGATCTCCCTCGATCAGCTCTCGTCGGTCTTCCGCGTGAAGTGCATCCAGGGGAGCGCCATCCTGCTCAACCGGCAGAACGTTGCCTCGTGGGTGTGGGGCAGCAACGCCTTCCTCGGCTACGCGCAAGCCGCGCCCACGCAAGACGATGTTTCCTGCGCCAAGACTTTCGTCTGGACCGGTGGAACGGACGGCAACGGCGCTACGATTGCCGCGCCTCCCTCGACCGTGGACGGTTACGGCGTTCTCGAATGGATCGATCCGCACCTGGCCAAGAAGAAGTATTGGCAGAGCGTGGATTGGTACTACGACCTGCGCGCCACCGCGCAGGAGACGGGTATCCCCATTCTCAACGCGCTGAGCATCGCTCCCACCATGGGCACGATCCCCGGCGACATCGAGGGCTAAACCATATCAACGGGGAGGAGGAAACTCCTCCCCGTTGAGGTGAACGAACGATCCCGGCCGCGGTCTTTAATCCGCGCCCGGAAAACACCCCGAAGGAGGGTCAACGATGACAGACAGCTCTCACACCGAGCAGACAACGGAAGTCCACGCCGACGCGAAGCCTACGACGGACACGAAGACCACAGAGACTCACGACACATCGACGCGGGACGTCGAGAAGCCGAACCCGGAAGCGCCCAACGCGGCCAAGCCCGCGCCGTCCGATGTTGGGAAGTCTCACGAAGCCGAGGTCAAGACGGACACCCAAACCAAAACCGAAACCAAAACCGGAGCCTGAGCCGCCCCCAGGAATCGCATCGGCCGCGGTCTTCAATGGCCGCGGCCAACGCAAATCAAGAGGAGAACAAAGTGGCGAAGCACGAGCCGGAAAACAAGTCCAACGCGGCGAAGCCTGAAGCGGCCAAGCCCAAGGCAACGAAACCTTATAAGGTGCTGGCCAGCGTGCTGTTTGGCCACCGCATCGTGACCGTGGGATCTATCGTTCGTCTCACCGAAACCGAGGCCGCAACGCTGCTGGCTCGCGGAGTCGTCGAGGCGGATACAGAAGGCAAGTAACTCCGGAGCTGCATGGCCTACGCGACCCAAGCCGATCTGATCCCTCTTCGCATGACGACGAAGGACCTGACTGAGCTGACCGACGATGACAACACTGGTGAAATCAACACCACGACGGTCACGGCGGCGCTCGAAGAGGCTTCAGGTCGCGTAGAGAGCTACTGCCGGATGCGCTATGTCACTCCGCTGCAGCAGTCGGACGATGTGAAGGCGCTGACCCTGGACATTGCGGTCTATCTGCTTTTTTCCAGGCGGCGCGAGACCACGATCGGCGAGACGGTGCAGCAGCGCTTTGACCAGGCGATCAGCTTTCTCAAGGACATTGCCGCGGCCAAGGCTTCGCTCGATCAACCCTCCACGGCTCTCCAGCCGCAGGTTTCGCTGGGGGGTCCGACGATCTCAAAGAAAGATCACCATCTCCACTTTAGCGACAAGAACATCGAAGGTTTCGTATGAGCGCGGAAGTCATCCAGGTCGATGATGCCAACGTGAAAGTCGCGTTGGGTAAGTTCCGCCTCTCGCTCCAAGCGAAGGGTGAGCTGATGCAGCAGATCGGCATGTCTATGCTGGTGAGCATCCGGCGCACCTTCCGCGAGCAGGGTTCTCCGGCCAATTCCTGGATGCCCCTGGCGCCTTCGACCATCAAAAGCGACCCTAAAAGATACGGCTCCGGTCACAAGCTGCTCATCATGACAGGAACGCTTTTGAACTCGATAGGGATCGCGCAGACTTCTCCGGACCAGGTGATTCTCTCAACGAACGTGAAATATGCGGCCGTGCATCAGTTCGGCTCGCGCGATCGCGGCTCGGTTGGCATCGGCCCGCGCACTTCAAAACAAGATGCCGCCACGGTCAACGTGAAAGAGCACAGCTACGCGCGGCTCTCCGCGGCGCTCGGCAAAGGCAAACTCGGCAATCGCTCGCTGAATATCCGTGGCCCGCGCAACCAGGTGAAGATCCACGTCCCCGGCCATACACGCCACCAGAACATCCCCGCGCGGCCCTACCTGGTCTTTCGTCCCGAAGATCCTCAGCGCATCCAGAGCCTGGTCAACGGTTACATCCGGCGGGCGCGGTCCGCTGCCGGCCTGGGAGGCCAGTGATGGGCGCTCCCTCGCAATTTCGCATCGATTACGTCGAGGCTGCTCTGATCGCGCTGCTCAAGAGCGCGATGCCCGCGGCTTATGGCACCGTCGATGCTCCCGTGTCGGTCGATGTGAATCCGGTCAACAGCAAGGATTTCAACGACCAGGGCCAGCTCGCGCTCAAGCCGCCGTCGCTGCGCATCCAGTTCAGCGATTCCGATTACAGCAACCTGCGCGATAACCAGCGGCTTACCTACCAAGCGGGGCTGCTCTTCGACGTGCTCTGCTTTGAATCCAGCCTCCGCTCTAAAGCCGACGAACGCCTGCAAATTCTGGGCCTGGTCGCGGTTGCGCTCAATCAGCTCGCCGGCGCGCGCCTGGCTCTGGCCGATGGCACCAGGTCGATGCCTCTGGAGATCAAGCGCGTTTCTCTTGTGATTCCCGACGATGGCGGTCCGGTAGATCAGCTCTTCGCCATCACCGTGCTTATCAGCGGCATCGCGCAATTCGACGGCCCTAACGGAGGAACAGTATGAACCCTTCTGACTTTGTTCAAGTGCAGTTGTCTCCGGCGGGTATCGCCCTTTCAGAAAGCACCTCAGTGCGCATCAGCAACGCGCACTTTAACTACTGTTTCACGCCTGGGCAGCCGGTGAAGGTGCTCAGCAGCGAGTGGCGGCGCACACTCTCTCTTAAAACCTATCAGGGATCTCAAATTCTGGCCCTGGCTCCGGTCGCGGATCCAGCGGCTCCCCAGAAGCCCACTCCCGCGCCGGGACGTTTCATCTCTCCCGCTGCAAGCCACACCGATGCGCCACAGCCTACGGCCGTGAAGGCCGCTGAATCTCAAGTCGAGGTGAAGTAATGCCCGGTCCATACAACTTTCTTTCGCAATGGAAAACAGCCCGAAACCTGATGCTTAGCGTGAACTCGCAGGCGGCCTGGAATACCGCCCTGGCCGACGCCGCGCTCACTCAACGCCAGCGCTTCGACGGCGCGGCTGTGCTCGAACGCAAGATCACGCGGCGTACCGATATTGCGTATGCCGGCAAAGGCACCGCTTTCGCCACCAACGGACAAATCACCAGCTACGAGACAGCTTTGAGCGCCTTCAAGGCTGAACTCTCTCCTTGGCTGGCTGGTTATGCCTTGGCGTTTCTGATGGGAACCGACACGGTGGTCGGAGTTGCCGCGCCTTACGCGCATTCCTTCACCTTCGATGAATCGACGCGCACGGCAGTGCCGACGACGATCTATATGGAAGACACCGAGGACGTGCATTACAAGTGCCCGGACATGTGCGTCGGCGATCTCACCCTCACCATCAACGAGCTTGGCGCCATCATGATCGAGATCGGCATGACTGGCACCGGCATTCAGATCCTCGGATCGATGACCGGCACATTGCCTGTCGCGCCAGCGGAGACTTATCTTTTGGGGTCGGACGCCGTGTTGACCTTCGGGCCCGTTGGCGCTCTGGCGTCCCTGGTCGGGCGCCACATGAGCACGACGCTGAAGCTGGAGAATCAGCTTGTTGCTCACCGCGCGCCGGGTGGCGGCCTCTACGGGATATTTGTCCGCAAGGGAAATCCCAAGTTCTCGCTGGCGACAACCTTCGCGGCCAAGGACACCGACGATGTCTACACGCGCTTTGCTAACGACACGGCGTGCGATTACGAGCTGGGCGTCAATTCCGGGGCGGATGCGCAGTTGACGATTTCCGTACCCCAGATGCACCTGAAGACGACGAAGCTGGGCCTTGACGGCGACATGGTCGTCTGGCAGGTGGAGAACGACGAAACCACCAACTACCAGGCGGCTGGAGTCCCTCCTATCTCGATCGGGGTGATCAACTCCGTCGCTTCATATCTGGCGGCTCCGGGCGTTTAAAGTTTCCTCCGGGGGCGCGTCGGGGAAGCGCCCCCTCTTTTTTTCACACGTCCCCATTTTCTGCATCATCCGTGGCACCCCTTCGCCGCGGCGGAAGCTCCGCATGACCTGCGCGGGGCTTCAGCTTCAAGGGTTCCTTCAACCCTCTGGCACTGCCCTTTACGGGGTCCCCGGCGACAGGTCTTCGTCGCTGGGGTGTCGAAAATCCCAAATGAAAGAAGGAACCTATGTCTACATCCATTGAATTGAAAGCTCCGCGGATCATCGTCATCGAAGATCGCGGCAAGCAATACGCCCTTACCCTCGCGCGCATCCCGAAAAAGCTGTGGCTGCGCTACTTCGAGGGCATACTCTCCACCTCGGAAAACCAGAACGGCAAGCGCGTGGACAGCTTCGACAGCAGCGCCGCGCGGCTCGACCTGGTGGAGCAAAGCCTCACGACCGCCAGCGGCTACGCGTTGCCGGATGGGAAAACGAGCATCGACCAGGTTGAAGGCTGGAAATCGATGCTGCCTCTTTCGCATCGGCTGGGCGTGGCTAACGCCATCATCTCGGTTTCGGCCAGCGAGCCTTCCGACGACGATCCGATCTCGCTTGGCCAGGAGTCGGTATTCCTGGATGCGGTGTGGAGCGCCGGCGACGATGGCATCATGCGCAAGTTCAAGGGTCTGCGCCACAACTTCATATCGCCCACCTCAGAGCAGCAGCGCCGCGTCTCGCGCGATAGCAGCCGCTCGCGCGTGGTGGGCGGCAGCCGCAACGGCAAGACGCAATGGCTGGGCGCGCAAGCTACCTTGGCGGATCTCTACGACGAGCTGATCGTGAGCGTCGAAGGCTACACGGTGGACGGCGCAGCTCCGGACCGCGAGGGCATTGTCGAGTTCATGGACACGTATCACAAGGTTGCGGCCGTGGACGTGCTCTTCGCGCCCGCCGCGCCCAAAGTCGAAGAAGAAGCGTAACGAGCGCGGAGATGATCGATGTCTGGAAAGATGCGGAAGGCGTGCGGATGGCCCTCGAAGAGATCTTCGAGAGCGACTTCGTGCGCAGCCGCATCCACTCCGAAGGCGCCAGCCCCGAGACAATCGAGCGGATGGAGCGCCAGGTTCCGCCGCGCACTCTGGCGTGGGGCTACTACCGCTTTGGCGAGCATCTGCTGCATCTCGAAGCTCTCCAGCAAGCGGGCATTGGCGTTGCATCGGTGGATCTCGCTGCTTTTGAGGCGGAGGGCCTGCTCGCCCTCCATCGCGCTCGCTCCGCGTTTAAAGCTCGTCATCCGGCATGCACCGCCTGCGGCGAGCGCCAGCAGAATCGCTTTGGTCGTGAATGCCCCGGCTGTGGCAGCAAGTTCCAACGCAAGAAGGCATAACCCATGTCGGTAGAGACCAGCGCGGTTCAAATCTCGGTGAACGTTGTAGACAACACCTCCAGCCAGGTGCTCTCCGGCGTTGAGCAGAACCTGAACAAGCTGGGGGCGGCCGGGACTCGCTCGGGCGCGCAGGTCGAGCAAGGCATGAGGCAGGCCGGCGCGGGAATGCTTTCCGCAACCGAGAAGACGCGCCTGGCCGCTGAAGAGATGGGCGTGCGCCTTCCCCGCGCCATGATTACGTTGATCGGCCAGAGCAAGGCCGCGCAAGCGGTATTGAGCACTCTCAGCACAGCCATGATCGGCTTCGCCACAATCCAGATTGGCGCCATGATCTTTACCGCCGCTGTCGCCGGGGCGCAGAAGCTGTGGAAAGAGTTGACGGGCCTCTCCAAGGCTACGCAGGACTATCGGGACGAAGTCGCAAAAACGAAAGACGAGAACTTCGGAAACACGCACTCGATTGAGACCACGCGGCTGCGCATCGACGAGGCCTCGGAGGCGGTCAGGAGATATACCGAGCTGTCGAGAACCGCCGGCGCAACCTGGCTGTGGAGCGCGAAGCATGAACAGCTTGCGGCCGCTGACACAGCAATCGGATGGCAAAAGAAATTAGATACGCTCCAGCATTCAGCGGAGGCCGAGCAGGCCCATAAGCAAAGGTCGAGCGACATTGAGCTTTGGTCGGCGCAACGCGAGGCTGATATTTCAAAGATGCCGGAATCCGCCCGGCCAAAAGCAAAACGCGATTTCCAGGTAGAAGAGGCGCGGAAAAAAGCGCACGAAGAAAGATTCTATGGAACCGAACAGGACAGAGCGCTGCGCAACCCCGTAGCCGCCAATGCCGGCGCGGACGAAGAGAACCGCGCCGTCACCATTGCAACGCTCAAGGCCGACACTGAGCTTGCCGACAGCCGGAAAGGCCACACCAGCGACGCCAAGTCGCAAGTCGCCGAGCTGGCGCGCCTCCACGAGCAGGCACTGGAATCCGGGCTGCGCGGATCCGCGCTCTATCACCTGCAGGAAGCGGAGGCCATCGAGGATCTGAAGCGCCGAGGCATCACCAGCGCCCAGGCGGTCGCGGACGTTCACGCGAAGTTTCACAACGAGGAGATGAATCGGCTGCGCGCGCAGCAGTCTGAAACCGAGAAGATGGGCCGCATGGCCTCCATGGCCGGCATGACCGGCATTCAGAAAACTCAGGCTGAGGGCGCGAACCGCGCAGCGGACATCAACGCGGACGAAAATCTCGATCCGACAGAACGCGCGAAACGCTTTATTTATGCCAACCAGCAAACCAATCAGCAGATTGAAGAGCAGCAGCGCAGCTTCGCCCAGGAGATCAACGCGCTCAATGATTCGACCGCCGCGCACCAGGTGCAGGGCTTTGCGAGGATCCACGCTGAGGCGGCTCAGCATCTCGATGCGCTACAAAAGAAGTTCGATGAAACCTATGGCCACATGGACCGCTCCACGCCGGGCGGTGCTGCTCAATACGGCGCGGGCCTCTCGCAGTTGCAGCGTGGCCAGGGGCTGATCGCCTCCGGCGAGACTGGCCAATCTAAGGAGCTGACCCAGAAGAACGCCCAGGAGACGGCGCAGATCGAAGAGCAGGCGCGGGTCAAGTTCCTCTCGGCCGAGAAACAGAAGACGGCCGCCATCGGCGCTGAGTTGGCGGAGCGTAAGCAAAAATATCTGGATGAGCTAAACTCCCAGGAGATCTCGCAGGACGATTACAACCGGCGCGTGGCGGCGGCGCAGATGGAAGCCAACGGCCAGATGATCGAGGCCGCAAGCGAGGCCCGCAAGAAGATGGCCGGCGAGTTCACCGGATTCTTTGAAGGCATGGAGCATCCGGGAAAATACTTTGCCAAGCTGGGCGACAAGGCCGCGGGCGAAGCGGCCGCATCGCTGTTTCAGCGTTTCCAGGGCGGCAAGGGTGGAGCGGGCGCGGACTCCAAGGGTGGCGCGGGCGGCGTCTTCGGCGACGTTCTCGGCGGCATGGGCTTCGGCGTCTTCGGCAAAAAAGGCAAAGGCGCAGGCGCGGACGCGAAGGCGGAAATGTCAGCAGGCCACGGCGCGCACGGCGCGGCGGAGAAAGCCTTCAGCATCACTTCCGCCACGATCCATATAGGTAGCGCGATGATTACAGGCGGCGGTGGGCCTGGCGGCGGCCCTGGCGGCGGCCCTGGCGGCGGCCCTGGCGGCGGCGGCGGTGGCGTTGGACCTGGTGGCGGCACGACGCTGCTCGCTCCGCGCGTTACAGGCGCAACCGGAGGCTTTGGCGCGGGCGCACCATCCACGTCTGCCGGCTCCTCGGCCTGGAGTGCTGGCGGTTCGACCGTTGGCGGCGCGGGCGCCGGCGTTGCGGGAAGTATCGCTTCGGGTCTCGCCGAGCCTGGCGTAGGACCTGGCCCATCGAAAAGCGCCCAGGTGAAGGGCGCACTCGGCGACGCATCGCAGGGAGTTGCCCTAACCAAGCAGCTCGGGAAGGATTTCTCAGGGCAAAGTGGAAACGGCAAGAGCGGAGGAGACCCGACCAAAACCTCCAGCGGCAACGGCTCGATGACGAGCGACGGATTCTCTCAGGCAAACGTAACCGGAGCGGCGCAAGGCGCCATGGGTGTGTGGGGCGCGCACGAAAGCGGCGGTGGCGTAGGCGGCGGACTGAAGGGCGCAATGAGCGGCGCCGAGATGGGGATGGAGATCGCAGGTCCGGTGGGCGCGTTGGTCGGCGCAGCGGCCGGCGCGGTCGTGGGAGCCATCGGCAGCAGCCATGCGGCTCGCGACTATGATCTCAAGACTGTGCGGCCGCGCATCGCCGGCGATCTTTCCTCCTACCAGCAAGGCGGCATGAACTATCTCGACGCCTATTCCGACGCGCAGAGCCTGCAGATGGAGGCGGCGAAGACGACGCAGAAGATGGGCTCGGCCGACAGCCGCTACTACCAGAACACCATCAAGCCGGAGATCAAAGAGTTCATGGGCAAGCTGGATGCGGAGCAAAAGGCCGGGCGCAGCATGTACACCGCCTCGGGCGCTTCCTACGCGACGGGCACGCCCTACGTTCCAGAGACGGGCTTGAACATGAATCACGCCGGCGAACGCATCTTTTCGAGCGTCGATAACAGCGCGATCACTAAAGCCGTGACCGAGGGGAACGGCGGAAAAATGCCCGTGCAGTCCACCTCGATGGGCGATGTGCATCTGCACGTCCATGCCATCGACGCAAAGGGCGTCTCGCAGTTCCTCGACAAGTACAAGCACAATATCCGCTCGGCGGTGAATGACAGCTACGCGGAGAACTCGGGCGGAGGGATGAACTGATGCCGGCCACGGACATTCTGAACCCGACGACAGTATGGGACGAATCGATCGAAGATTCGATGACGCCCAACTATGGCTTCACGCGCAAGCGCACGAGCACCAAGCTCAACAAAAAGGCCGTGGGCGGGACGCCCTGGACGCGGGAGACGCAAAACACCGGGCACACCTTTAATCTCACCTGGCTCACGCGCACCTGGGCTTGCGTTCAAAAGCTCAAGTGGTACTACGAGCAATACGAGGACGGCTTCTTCACCATCATCGATCACGATGGCGGAGGCCGTCAGTACGTCGGCCGCTTCACCACAGAGGTCGTACCCGTCGAGACGGGTAACGGCATGTGGGATGTGCAGAATGTGACCTTTGAGGAGATGCCGCAGCAGCAGATGGTTGCGTTTCCCAGCGACTGGGCCAACGATGCGATCGCATTCTTTGTCACCAACGATTTCGGCGACCAAAAGCTGGCCACCAGCGGCGCTTGGACACAGACGGCGCGCGCGGCCGTCGCCGGCGCCCAAGGCACCGAGCATGTGAGCTTGAGTACGGTGGGCACGGCTTACGTCACCATGGACGATCCAGGCACGCTGGGCGACTGGGCCTGCTACGAATACCGTGGCTACGGCTTCCGGCTCTACATGCTCAAGGGGCCGGAGTTTGGCAAAGCGGACATATATATAGATGGCGTGCTGCTGGAGACGGTCGATCTCTACAACGCCACCGACATCGGTCCGCAGATCGTGGTCACACAGCAAAACCTGCCGTTGGACATCCATCGCGTGCAGGTGAACTGCGACGGCACACAGAACGTCGCTGCCACGGGCGCTGCGGTGAGCTGGTATGCGCTGGAGGTGATGAGGTGATCTCCTACCCAGCACCACTTCTGGCCACGGGCGGCTCACGCACCGGCGTCGCTCAGGTGAACCTGCTCGACATTCAGGACACGAATGGCAACCTCTACTTTTTCAGCGATCGGCCAAGCAACGCGCCCGTCGCCATCACTGGCGCCGAACCGGCCTTCGCTTATCCGCCGGTTGCGCCCACTGAGGGGCAAATCGTTGCATGGGCCTATCCCAGCACCGTGGTGGCCACAGGCGGAGCGAGTGCTGGCAACACAAGCCAGATGAGCGTCAACGGCACCGTGAACGCACTCTTATCGAAGCAAAGCGATACAGAAGTTGATACCTACGATCAGGAAATAATCTGGTCGGGATTCACTCTCCCTTCCCTTCCCGCAGGTACCGTGATCGCGAAGATGTTCTATGTGGCTATCTTCTCCGCCGGGGGGACGGGCGGATCCTTCAGTGCGCCTGTGATTCCCCCTTCTCCCGCAACAGTTGTGGGTTGGAACGGGGAAGCCTCTGCCGAGGGGGCCCTGAACCAATCCATCGCCGCCGTCGCCGCGGGGCTGGAGTCGTACACTATGTCGGCGGAACTCCGGCGCTCGGTATGGGGAGACGAGACCCTCACCAGGATGGCTATCTCCTTTGTAGGTATCGCCATCTACTACGCCAGCGCCAGCGGCGGCGAAGCCGGTTGGGGTTTCCCCGGAGAGGCGGCCTACGGAGCCGGACCTTATATCCCCTGGCTGATGAGCGTCCCTCAATTCAGTTTTCATCGTTCGCTTCAAACCGACATTGGAGCTTTCGTGCTGCAGAATCTGAGTGGCGACACGCTCAGCCGCGACTTCGAGAAGATCGCGCGGCGCAGCGCTCTCGAAGGCGCATTCTTCATTTATCGCCTCTGGCAAGCCGACGCCCAGGCCGCATGGCTTGAGGTGCATGGCACGCTTTCTGTGGACGATATCGGTGTCGATACGGTGACACTGAAAGGCTCTCAACTCCTCAATCCTTCGCAAGACGATACTCCGCTGGAGATCTACTCGGAGACCTGTCAATTGCAGTGGGGCGGCCCGCGTTGCGGAGCCACCGGCGACGTGGAATGCGGCTATAGCTATCAGAGCTGCCAGTCACTCAGCCGCATCATGTGCGTGATGAATAACTACGAGACCAATTTCGGCGAGACGGCAGCGAACACCGCTCTGAACGTGACCAACCGGCGGAGAACCATCTGATGGCGAACGCATCCACCACCGCGACCAGCTCCGCCAGCTCGACTACCGGGACTCCCATTCCGCTGACCTACGGCTACGCCTGGGCCACGGGAAAGCGCCACGCCTACTACATGCTGCAGAACACTGGCGATTCCGTGAACCTGTACACGCGCCTCGGGATATGGCTTCTGGGTCATGGTGAGTGGGATGGCCCCGCCTCTCTGTGGATCAACGATCTACTCATCTGGATGGGCGGCAACGCGCCCGCGCAAAAAGTCATCCGGAACTACGGCTTCAACTGGATGCAAGCTATTGACGGCAACCCCGAAGGCTTCGTCTTCAACTTTCACAGCGGTTGCGACACACCAGTTGGCGCGTCGCTCACACCGTCGTCGGTTGGTCCGGATCAGAACGTGGACCTGCTGTGGCCGCTCTTTCCGCCCGCCATCCAGCCGCTCGCATTCTCGCGCATCGCCTATTACACGCTGATGCGCAAACAGCCCATCCTCAACCAGACCAGCAACAACGGCAACGATGCGACGCAATGGACCGACATCGCGCCCATCGGCCTCTGGCGCGCCTTGCGCTGCCGGCTCTTCGACGATGAAGGCAATCAGACGGGCTATGCCTTCACCACCAACCCCGTCTGGCACATTGTGGATGTACTGCTGCGCAGGAAGATTTTCCCTGACTATCAGCTCGATCTCACAGCAGGTCCCGATGTTCTGAACTCAGCCGTTAAGAACCGTTTTGACTGGGGATCGATCTACGCGGCGGCGCAATATTGTGATGAGTTCCTGGCTAACGGCCGCCCGCGTTTTTCGGGGAACTATGCATTCAGTTCGCAGACCACTCTCCAGGCCGTGCTCGAACAGATGCTGCTCTGCTGCCGGGGCTTTATGTCCGAATACGCCGGCAAAATCGGAGTGAAGATCGATATGCCGCGCTCCAGCGTCTTCACTTTCAGCCGTGCCCACATTCTGCCTGGCTCATGGGATGCCAGCGACCAATCGCTGCACAAGAGCGCCAACCGCTATATCGCCAATTCACGCGATCTGCTGGTGCCACTGTGCAGCTACATCCAATCGATCACCTGGAGCGCGGGAGTGAGGCCCGTGGTCACAACCACGGCGCCGCATCCCTTCGAAGCAAATGACTGGATCGCCATGGGTGGCACAAACACCACTTACGATGGGCAGTGGCAGGTCTACAGCGTTCCGGCAATCATCAATCCGGGAGCCACGGATGAGGTTGATCCCACCACATTTGAGCTGGTTCCTAAGGGCACTAATTATCCGGAGAGCCTGGGCCAGGTGGGTGGCTGTGGACTGCTCTATTCACGCTTCAAAGAGCGTGCTCCAGAGTTCTGGCATAAGTCCAATATGCTGGCGCGCGGAGTAATCGGGCTGGGCATTCCCCGCCAGCGCATGAAGGTGAAACAGACACTGGACTTCGCCACCATGACCTGGGATCAGGCCAGTCGCATCACCTGCTATGAGCGCGACCGGCTGCTGGGTCTTGATACTACGGGAGCCGACGGGCTTCCCACGGCGCCTTACATCACGCCGCCGTGCGTCAAGCTGCGCACGAGTCTTTTCGCGCGCGATGTCTTCGGCAACCTGGCTTGCGCCATTCGCCCTGGCGATCACGTTACTCTCGACAGCACAACCAACTTCCAATATGCGGGAGAGTACGAAGTGCTAGAGCCGCTCACGGTCTTTCCTCCCACCGCGCAAGCCGCGGGCCAGGGCGGAGAGATCGCGCGCAAGCCCTCGGAAAATAGCGGCGAGATAGAGCTTGCGCTCGGACCATATAACGAAGCGGTCATGTACGACACCAGCGATCCCACGCAAGCCGGCTGGCCATCTGTGCCTGGCAGCGATCCCGGCAATGACAGCAACTACACCAGCATCGGTCTTGCAAACGGCGGCCAGTTTGTCTTCTTCAGCGGGCAACTTCCCAGTGGCCAGGCCTTTCAACTGCCGGCCTCGGGATTTCCGCCCGGCAACCTTTTGGCCTGGGCATCGGCCGCCGGCGCCAGCGTGCCCGGCAACGATCACTCCGCCAGCGCCATCGTGCTCTGTGCTGCGAGCGCGACTCGACTCTTGACGCTGAATTATTGTGATTGGGAATACGGTGCCGGTTCGGGCCTGGAATGGGGCGGCGACCTCAACTACGCCGCGCTGGGATGGCTCAGCCCGGACGTGACAACCACCAGCAACGGAATCACCTGGCTTGAACTCACGCTGCCAGGCGGAGAAACCATCCTCTTCGGCCAGGGCATTCTTGCGAACGGCGCCACCATCGTTCTGCCGTCTGGTTACTCCAGCGCGCAGTGCTTTGCGGTGGCCAACATGCACGATGGCCCGACCAACGGCCACAACGTGGCCCATATGATGGGCGCCTACGTGGATTCGGGTCTGGTGGTGCATTACGACATCACCGACTGCTCAGGGAACGACTGGCACGGCAACGCTTCAGTTCTCGTCTTTGCCTGGAAAAATAACATGGGCACCGTCACTACTCAGGCCCTCAGCGGCGGTAACTGGATGGAAATTCCGCTGAGCAACGGGACAATCTTTGGTGCGGGCTGCGCGCTGAATATGGCGAACGGCGCGACTTTAGAGATTCCCGCGGCCGCAGGGGACGGCTCGTCGCTCGAAGTAAACATCGGCTCTCACGACGGGGGGACTGGATCTGGAACTAACAACGCCCAGGGCGTTGGCGCGTGCTATCTCGATGCCGACAATATCGTGCACATGACCTTTCAGGATGGCTCAGGCGACGTGTGGGACGGCACCGCCGATGTCTTCGCCATCTACAGCACTCCATCTTCAGCCGTTGCCACGCTGGTTCAGGTAACTCCGCCTTCAGCGATGGTGGCGGCTGGCGAAACGCAGCAGTTCTCAGCCACGGTCTTGAACAACGCAAACAGCAATGTTACCTGGGGTGTTGATGGCATCGCGGGCGGCAACGTGACCGTGGGCACGATCAGCGCGGCCGGTTTGTACGCCGCGCCAGCCGCGGCTGGATCACACACCATCGCGGCAATCAGTGTGGCTGATCCAACCGCGTCAGGATCGGCCGCAGTTACCGTATGGACCGGCAGCGGCATGGGTGGTAGCTGGACGATCAACGGGAGCTAGAATGCCAACGCAGACCATCAATCTGAATAACACGGAGCCGGCAGCGCCAGCCGGGTCGCAAAATGTTCTATGGCAGGCGGACGCTCCATCTCTCGATCCCACTGTGGTGCGGAATGTTACCGCCTATCACTCGAAATTTGTCGGAGACACGGGCGCTGGCGGAGTTATGGGGTTGGTTCCGGCTCCCGGCGCCGGCGACGCCGCTGCTGGAAAAGTTCTCAAGGCTGATGGCACCTGGTATGTGCCGCCTAGCGTAGCGTTGCCTTCTGGCCCAGCAAATCAGGTTTTAGCCACTCCGAACGGAGCTTCTGGTGCTTCTGTTTTGCGCGTTCTTGTGCCTGCGGATCTGCCGGTTGCAACCATATCGGCTCTCGGTGCGGTTAAGCCCGATGGCTCGTCGATCACGATTGCAGGTGGTATTATCAGCGCTCCGGGAGGCGGCGGTGGAGGCGGCGGCGGTGGTCTTTGGAGTGGCCTACTCGGAACAGTTCCCACGCAGGCCAACACTGGGCTGACTACGGCTTATAACCAAAGCGGAAGCTTCAGCGCCACGGATGCGGCCACGGGAATTCTCATGGCCGATCCCACATCGGTAAGTGGCGATTGGAACGAGGGAGTTGTTGGGCCGTATCCCTCCGCCCCGTTTGTCCGGCGGGCGCTGATTACTTGGCCAGTCCCCGGGAATGGTTTTCCTACGGCGTTTTCCTTGCTTGGCCTGGTAATTTGCAATACCCTCAGCGGTCAGGCTATCTTTTTTGGTGCCTCTTGCCGCACTACTGGCCAGCCACCGCAGTTTTGGGGGCAGAATTATTCTTCGCCTACCGCATTCAATAGCAATTCTTTTACTTCTGACTGGAACCTGACGTTTCCACAGTGGCTGATCTTGACTGACGACGGAACAACTCTAAATCTGTATGTTACGAGCGATCCGCTGGTGGAGCAGGTTCTTGTCTGGAGCACAACGCGCGCGGCGAGCTATCTTGGGGCGTCGGGATTCAATTACCTGGGATTTATGATTACCCCGATGAATGGAGGCATCGCTGGTACCCTGATGGCGTGGCTGACTTCGTAGCCATGGTTGTGCGCCTCACTTGCCAGCTAAGCTACCGGCAGAGTTATGCGTTTTCTATCATCATTTTGAGGGCGGATGCGGCGGTTCATTTTTGGGGAATTACATGCTTGACTCTCTGGCCAGCGCAAAGAGGGATGACACAATGCGAAAGGAAGGAATTCACAGCCGAAAGGGGACGGATAAACGCCTCATGGGTGCCGTCAACGGTGAAACTGATGAATTTCTGGGAGCAAGTAACTTCACTTTGCATTCAGGGAGTCAAGCATGTAATTCCCAAAGTGCGAGAGATTCACGATATGGAGCGCCAGATTAAAGAGCGGCAGGTGAAGCTGATGTTCGACCCTCGCAAGTATTGGACACGATAACGGATGTGGTGCTGGCCTACCGGCCAAAACCGAAGACGAAAGCACAGAAAAATCGGAAGCGGAAGGAGAAGAAACTTGGCGACCATCCATCAATCTCAACTCATGCCCCAAGACAATAAGTTCCATCAGGGCAACGGGGAGGACGGCAAACATTATTGGCTGACTCCCCCAGCCCTCTATGCCGAACTTGACGCGGAATTTCACTTTGATTTTGACCCGTGTCCCTGTCCATTGCCAGAGGGATTCGACGGCCTCACATGCGAATGGGGCCAGTCCAACTATGTCAACCCGCCGTTTGGATCCATCATCCATCAAGGCAAGAAGAAAGGCCCGACCGCATGGGTTCGCAAGGCCATCGAAGAGCAAGCCAAAGGGAAGCGGGTTGTACTTGTCTACCCCGTCGATAAATGGGTACTGATGATTCTCTCTGTCATCGGGACGAAGGTTCGTAATCTTGGTGACGTGCGATGGTTCGCCGTTGAAGATGGTTCGCAGGGCAAAGGAACAGGCAGGCATATCGCATGTTTCATCTTGGAGCCGGGGTGCTGTCCGCGATGAATCGGTTTGCATCGAGCGTGCGCAGCGGGGAGATCGATAGCATCACGATCTCGACGGATGGCATGGAGCCGGTGGTCATCGACAAGGCGGCGGCCGAAAACATCCACCGCCGCGCGAAGAAGAAAAGGTAACAAGTTTCCGCGCCGGAGTGCGAGCTACGGTGCGGCGAGTGCGCGGTGGATCGGCGCTCTGGGAGATCGGCCAGACTTGAGCCTATAGACCTCAGAGTTAGCGGACGAGCCAAGCCAGCGATGAAATCCGCATCGCCGCGCACGACGAAAAACAGGGTTCAGTTATCAGTGAACAGTGGTCAGTCGGGAGCGAGTTATGTCAGGCATCAAGATTTTGGGAATTACATGCTTGACTCTCTGGCCAGCGCAAAGAGGGATGACACAATGCGAAAGGAAGGAATTCACAGCCGAAAGGGGACGGATAAACGCCTCATGGGTGCCGTCAACGGTGAAACTGATGAATTTCTGGGAGCAAGTAACTTCACTTTGCATTCAGAGAGTCAAGTATGTAATTCCCCATTTTTGGGCTAACTGGAGGCGGCAGCCGGGAGGCGTTTCGGATACCTGGCCAGCCCTGGCGTTTTGCAGGCAGCTCTGAGGCGGTTTTAGTCGCCTTTCAAGCCTATGGAAAATGGAATATTGCACTCTTTTTCCACAGCTTGAGAAAACCAGTGCAATCTAATTCCTGTATTCAGTGCAATCAAACGGCTGCAGCCACAGCACGGGGCTTTTGTGCGTGGACCGGCTCTGCAAAAAGCCATAAAAAGCTGTAGATAGGTGGAGCTATCCCACCCTAGCGGCAAAAACAAAGACGCAGCGAGGGTGGGGCACCCGCCGCATTCCTTC